AATATGCATAACTAATAATCCACCATAAAGGTTACCTACACCACCGATTTCTATTTTTGGCACATTAATCATAAATAAAATATTTCTACAAATGTACAAAAATATTTGGTAATTACAAAACAATACCCCAATTTTACATCCTAAACCAATTTAACATGAACATCATTAAACACACGGCCACCGAGATAATGAGCATCGGTAAGGCATTCGCAGAATCGGGAATGTTTCCCGACATTAAGTCTGCAGCACAAGCAATCGTAAAAATCCAAGCAGGTGCCGAATTGGGCATCGCACCATTTGCCGCCATGTCGGGCATTCATATCATTAAAGGAAAGCCGACCATCGGTGCCGGTATTATGGCAAGTATGGTAAAAGCATCCGGTAAGTACAACTACCGGGTAGTAGAACAAACCGATAAGAAATGCTCCATTGATTTCTACGAGGGCAAGGAACTTATCGGTAATAGCACCTTCACCATTGAAGAAGCAAAGAAAGCCGGCACGCAGAACCTGGAAAGGTTCCCCCGAAATATGTTATTTGCACGGGCAATGAGTAACGGGGTAAAGTGGTATACTCCCGATGTATTTGCAGGGCCGGTCTATGTACCTGAAGAAATGGAGTTCCCAACGCTGCCAGATGCAGAACCTACTAAACGGATCCTCACCAATGAGCAATTCCAATCAGCACTCGTAAAGATTCAAGATGGCGAATGTATCAAAGGTTCAACCGTTACCGTGTACGATTGGGTGCGTACAGAGTGCCAACTGACAGAAGAACAACAAAATACCTTTAACCTTTTAAACACTCAAGACAATGGAACTGATTAAATTCAACCACACAACTAAAGAAGAACGCACGCAACTTGTACGGGAAATCTTCGATGAAGTACTCAACGGCCGCATCAATCCTTTAGAACTGCATCTCCGATTAAAGTCAGCGGAGGAAGTAATTAAGCAACTCACCGGACTTGAACCGTACAAAGCAATCCTCCTAGATGAAGCACAGAAGCACGGCAAATCATTTCAGTATCACACCGCAAAGGTAGATATTAGAGAAACGGGGGTTAAGTATGATTATTCGGGGTGTGGGAATAGCACGTTAAATGAGTTGTACGAAAAGCAGAAAACTATAAATTCTGCTATTAAGGTATATGAAGAATATCATAAACCTTTACCTGCATCCGGTATTCAAGTAGTACATCCCGAAACAGGCGAAGTAGAAACACATTATCCACCTGCGAAAACTTCTACCACATCGGTAGCGGTAACGCTTAAATAGCACGGCAGCCATGTTGGCGTAAGCAGGAATGAATACTGCAAATGGATAACGCCTTCGCATTGTAGCGGAGAGATACGGGTTCGAATCCCGTACATGGCTCTTAACTAATCAAAAAAATAACAAAATGTATAAGATTTATAAATACTCAATACCTACAAAAGAAAAATATATTATTGAGTTACCTAAAGATGCCAAAATAATAAGAGTAGAAGATGTAGATGGGCTTTTCTTTTTGTGGGCTATAGTAAACACAGATGAAAATCATCCAAAAGAAAAAAGATGTTTAGAGTTTTATAAAACAGGTCAAGTTATTGAAACTCCTATTGATAGACTTAATTATTTAGGCACTTGTAAACTTTTTATTATGCAGGAATTGTGTCTTTATGTTTTTGAAAATACATTTGAAACAGCTCAAATAAATTCACTATGAGATACGGTGAACTTCCAAAACCATTAGGAATATTTGAAGTAGAATGCAATGAAATGATGTTCTATCAATATTTGCCTATAAAAATGATAGAGCAAACACAACCAATTTATGAGGAACGATTAAGCTGCTTTGATAAATTGATTGGTGCAATTTGTTGTGATTATATAGGTGAATTTGGGTTAGATAATTATGTAAATTCATACGTTTATTTAACTGCAAAACATTTATATCAAATGCCAAATTGTTCTTTTAACAGAACTGGATGGCACTCTGATGGGTTCTTAACTGATGATATAAATTATATTTGGTGCGACAAGTACCCTACAATTTTTAATAGAACTGAATTTCATTTACCATTAGATGATTTGCTTTCAATTGAAGTGATGGAAAAACAAGCTATTCCTTTTAACAATTATAGTTATAGAGAAAATCAGTTATTACGCCTTAATCAATATAACATACATAAGGTTGCCCCCGTTACAGAAGTGGGAATGAGAACATTTTTGAAGTTATCATTTAGTAAAGACAAATATGATTTAATTGGAAATTCACACAATTATTTGATAGATTATAATTGGGAAATGAAAAATAGAAAAGAACATCGTAATATTCCACAATCAATACTAAACTCTTAATCACACTGGCTCTGAATACCCAGCGAATCAATGGCAACACTAATCAATGCCTACATCACAAAGGCGAAACTTGAACAACTGCTGCAACAAGCAGACAAAGGGGTAGCTTTCACCATCGCAGTAAACGATGAAGCAAATGCCTACAATCAGAACGTATCTCTGTACCTTTCGCAGACAAAGGAGCAAAGGGAATCAAAAGAACCAAAGACCTACTTTGGCAACGGTGCAGTAGTTTGGACTGACAACAAGGTAACACTTGCACCAAAGAAGGATGCACCTGCTGAAAACAAGGTAGTAACTCCTAAGTATCTTGATGACGTTCCTTTTTAATTCACACGGGGAAGGGTAACTCCTTCCCCTTAATTTTGCAACACATGACACAAGAAGAATACAAATCAAAATTTGATGAGATTAATAATGATTTTCAATTAAAGTTAAAATCTTTAGCTAAAGAATATGCCATTAGCAACAATCCCTATAAAATAGGAGACGTTGTTACCGACCACATGGGTTCAATAAAAATAGAGCAAATACAATTTACTTTAGGAGGAGGTAAATATCTTCCCGAATGTGCGTACACCGGAATCGAACTAACCAAAAAAGGCGAACCAAACAAAAGAGGTACAAAAAGAAGAATTTATCTATCAAACCTATTACAACCATGACAATCCACCAATACCTTCGCAACAAAGACATCCGACTTAACACTACTGCAATGCTCAAAGACGGCAAATGGTACCGTTACATTGGCGGTGCATGGGTGCCGGAAAAGCAGTTTCAGTTGATGTTTCCCCTGCCTTCAAAGATTGGTAATAACTCCGATAACCCGAATAAAAGAGCGTTATATCTTGATTAATTATGAAACACGGATCATTATTCAGCGGAATAGGCGGCTTTGATTTAGCAGCCGAATGGATGCAATGGGAAAATGTATTCCATTGCGAATGGAACGATTTTGGACAAAAAGTACTCAATCATTATTGGCCTAAAGCAATTTCATATCATGACATCACTAAAACAGATTTCACTATTCACCGAGGAAAAATTGACATCCTCACAGGTGGATTCCCTTGCCAACCCTACTCATCAGCCGGAAAGCGAAAAGGCAAAGAAGATGAGCGACACCTCTGGCCGCAAATGCTTAGATCAATTAGAGAAATTCAGCCACGTTGGGTTGTGGGCGAAAACGTTCTCGGCCTTGTTAATTGGTCAGGAGGGTTGGTATTCCACGAGGTGCAAGCTGACTTGGAAGCTGCGGGGTACGAAGTATGGCCGTATGTACTGCCAGCTGCAAGTGTCGGCGCTCCCCACCGAAGGGATAGGGTTTGGTTTGTTGCTAAAAACACCAAGTGCAATGGACTCGTATTCGGAGAACCTAACCAAGAAGGAGCAGAAATTCGGCAATTCGGGAACACTTGCACAGGAAGTTCAGTCGGGGTTTATTTATCAGAGAGGCTTACTCCCCACCCCACGGGCCTCGGAGGGAGGGGCGTTCAAGGACGAAAATGGACAAATGAAACCATCGGGAATCAGTGCAATGGCAATCATGGGCTTACTCCCCACCCCAACCGCAATGGACTCAACCAATGCAACGGCAACGATGAAAAGCAGCCAAGTGAAGGAGGGGAGTATGCACTCGGTAACGCTGACACGGGCAATGAGTATGGGGATGTTGCCGACACCGACAGTAAACGAAGGGAAAAATGCAACATTTCCGGAAAGTCAAATAAATCGTTCATCGTTGATAGGAGAACTAATGAAAACCCAAGATATTGG